TATAACATCACTATCTTTTAATATATTAGTCACATTTATTAAGTCAGTGTTAATAGCTTCATTAACTTGTCTACTATCTTTACCAAACCTAGTCAAATGTATAGTTCTGTATGGTAAAGTGGTGTTCATCAGTTCAGAATAAGTTCTGCCTTTTATCAAGTTTTCAGACAAATACTTTATCAACATATCATCATCCCTAACATTTTTTGCACTACTGCTAGTTGCATAAATATATGAAATCCTATTTTCCTGTTGAGACATTAAGCTGACTAATGTATAAACTTCACTAGGTGATAAATTTTCTATATCCTTAATTCTGCTAAAAACTTCTGTATAATCAGGATATATATTTCTGTTTGTACTAGCAGAAACAAGTTGACTATATTGTGGTTCAACTAACATTGATGTCAAGTAACTAGGTTCAGCTTGAATATGTATACTCTCTGTCAAAGTTGCTATGTTTATTTTTATAGGTAATAAGTAATTGTTGTTGGGTACCCATCTGTTATCTAGTTTGTATTTCATTTGACCTATAAAATCATGGAGATTGTAAATTTCCACGAACAACTTATGATGATGATCTAACATTTTATTGCATACCATGATTGAATCATGAAAAGTCTCTTTTAAGAAATCTAACTGTTCTACAGTTGCCTCATAACCACTTAATGCCAATTTAGGTTCTTCTCCATCTTTAACTTGTTCAAGATAAAATGCTATGGCATTTGAACATGTTATCAAATCTTTTATGCTTGAAACAGTGTTAAAACTTGTTTTCCATACTCTTTTACTTAAAGCATACATGGTTCTTTTAAATCTTAGCATGTCATTATCTCTCATCACACTTTCAAAGAATGATGGGTCATGTAATTTATTATAAAACCAATAAGAATTCAAAACTGCATTGTTAAACATACAATTCTTTGCAGTCCAACTGTCTCTATAAGTTTCATCTAATTTATCTTCCCATTTTTCTATAAGTCTTTTAACTTTTTGAGACATTTTTGTTGGTAATATTCTAGGTGGACTAAACATTGTTTTACCATCTGATGATAAAGTAGGGTTATGCAATAAAGTTTGGAAAGCTGATATGTAATATCTGTTATCTTCAAACTGGGAAGTTCTAATAATATCAGCTTGACTTCCTGCTAACTGGTACAATATTGGGAGACAATTCATAGGACCAAATAAGTGAGGTGGTAATAAAGATCTTTTTTCTATTTTTTTAAGCAAACTACTATAAGTTCTTTCAATTTTATGTCCTATTATAAGACTTGCCAAATATGCTGTTTGATGACTACATCCATTACCCAACAGATCAATAACTGTACTAACAGTCGAATTTATATCATCATAGTAACCCATCCCTTTTGGTCTATATACTGTTTGCCATAACCTTTTTTGTGCAGCTGGTAAACAAATGTTTGATATATATAATATAGAAGTAATTTCAAAATATATATTTGAAAAAACAGTTTTTTTAGGTGAAAGCATATGATTATTCATTTTTTGAAACAATTCGTATATATAGAAAGAATATCTTGCCATTTTTTTAGATTTGCAGTCAATTCTAGCACCAGAATCATCACTATGAGCGATTCCTTGCCACTGAACAGAAGGCATGACAGTCTTTAATATGTATTTAAAATACTCTTGTGACATGGCATGAAACATGGATGATAAATAGTTGAATATACCCATGACAAAACCGAAAGGCATTTTAACACCTTCAATTGAAGCATTAGCGTCTCTAATAACGTATTCATTATATTTTTCTTGAGCATTATT